TCCTCAGGATTATAGCTTATTGATACCCCTATTGTCGCCGGTCTTGGCAGCAAATCGAACTGTTCAATAACGAACTTCAGCGAGGCCGGCGGCTCGAACAGGAATACATAGTTGTTGTCGGACATGGTGGTATTGTCGCCAACGTACACCTGCCCGTAGTCCGCAAACAGATCTGCAAGGAATTCGTTGGTCTGCCACGCGCACGGGCGACAAGTGATCTGATAGTACCTGAGCCGCAAGGCTATCCGTGCTTGCTCGGTAGACAGGGTGATGACCGTGCCGGATGATGGGGTGCCAAATGACCCTTCCCCGAACCCCTCGTTATCCACCCCAAAGTCGAATATATCTTCCCCGTCAGAAGGGGCAAAGGTCACGTTAAGGGGCAGGCCCAAGATTATCGCCCATACATTCAGCCCAAAATCATTGGCCGTCAACAGGTTGAACACGTTGTCGTACCAATCCTGCCAAAAGTCCCGCTGGTTGGTGTTGTACCAGTCCTGTTTTGCCTGCAATATCCCTTGCAGATTCTCGGCATCGTTGTATTGCCACAGGATAGCCCGCAGCAAATTCACCGAGAAGTCGAATTGTTCAATCTTCACAGCACGGTCACCGTGATATCACCGACAACAACGCTTGCCAGCTCGTTTATGGCAAGAGCAATCTCTGTCGTGACGTAGGTAATGCCATCGTCCGAAACCTCTACCTTCTGGACGTAAAGCCCTGGGACATCAATGGCCACTGCGCCGGCAATCTCGAAAGGAGACACCGATTCGCCTACCTTGAACCCTTCCATTCCCTCAATTTCACCGGCAGCATAGGCCAGAACCGCATCCTTTACGGACGTTTGCGGATCAGCCACAGCGGAAACAACTCGAACAGTCACCTTGACCCATACGGGGAAATCAGTAGGCCTATCAAACAGCACGGTAAAATCCTGCCCGCTCCATGGGTTTGTCACGACAACGGATTCTGCCCCGTTCCATGCCGCGCCGTCGGTCTTGTTTTTGGCAAGGCTGGTGGCAATCTCGGTATCATCCCCGCCATCAATGCAGGCCCAGACCGAATGGGCCACCATTGATATGCCGCTGACTGTCTCGGTTGTCGCCGCCGTGTTTTCCAGGAACTTGAGCGACTTAACGCCCTCGATAGCATACAGGCCGGAGACTTGCGCCTCGGTTGTGCTGATCGATTGCAGCGCCAAAGTGTTACGCCTCAGCAATCGCAGTTCAGCATCGGAAAACGCAGCCCGTCCCAATACCGCTGCCGTCGGATTTGTGACTGTTTCCCATCCCAGGATGCCGGTAACAATCACAGTCAAAGCATTTGCCGCGCACGGTATAGCGCCATACTCAACAGACTGGAAATCAACCGTAGCAGTTCCCCCTGCCCCGATTGTGGTGGTCGTGACAACCTCGAACAGATCACCAGCGGCCGTAGCAGCTTGCGCCCCAGCGGTCAAAATAGCCCCGGATACGCCGGTCACGGTCACGCCAGAAACAAGCGAACGGGCAGCGCCATCGGTATCGAGTCCCGTCAGCGCACAAATCGCCCGAAGGAATACACCCCCTGCAATGTTGGGGTTTATCTGGTTGGCAACGTCCGCATTATTCTGGACAACGGCAGTACGAGCTATCGTTTCAGCGGTAATCAATACGCCCTGCGGGGTTTCCGCATCCGTCGGCATATCATCGCCAAATACCGCCTTGAACTCATCCTGCACAGTGGCGAGCATATCCGCAGTGTCGGGAACGATTACCCCTGTTTCGTTTATGTACTGGTAATCAGCCATTGGTAATAGCGCCCTCGCCGTAGATGGTGCGAATTACAGCATTATACACCAACGAATCGACCTGAATCTCGGTGACCACAGACAGAACTTCCTTTACCCCCGGCACTCGCTGGATGGCAACATATGCAGCCGCCTCCCACCGTGGCAGGTCTTGGGATAGCCAGACAGTTTCCATTGTCGGCATCCCCCTGTTTACGGCATAGATCATCTCGCCAAGCATGGCCTTTACCGCGTGTTCGCAGTGCTGAAGCACGGCATAAATCCCGTCCACTGTGGCTATATTGCCGGTGGTGTCGAGGTATAAATCATTGTTTGCGTTTACTGCCAGACTTGTCATACAGGGACTCCGGTGTTGCTGACTGGGCCAAGCGGGGCAGTGAGTGACCCTGTGTGGGTATGGGTATCCCCGATGTTTTTGCCGTTGTGTGTTATCAGCCCACCAGTAAACGCCACCCCTGTAGACGAAACAGCCATCGACACCGCGCCATAAGTAACGGTATAGGCAGAGGATGTCATTACCGCCGTGGCCGACCCATAAGTGATGGTCATGGTGGCATCAGCCATAACGAAAGTGGATGACCCGTAGGTGATCGTGATATCCGATTCCTTCATGACCACGGTTTTTTCATCCGTAAAAAACTTTATCTTGTCGGTGAAAACCTCGATTCGCTTTGTCCCGTCAAGGGTTTGCAGTGTGAACTCTGAAGCGTCATCTTCGAGAACGTACTTCCCGAACTGATCCGGTATGAACTTGCCGTCGCTGAAACTGTGAAGTCTTACCGTATTTGGCGATGACTCTGCCATGTTTTGCTTGAATATGGATATGTCCCTATCGCTTGCCTCGATCCAGCCCAAGTCCCCTGGCATTATTTTGAAGTGCATCGCAGCCTGGCCCCCGCCAAGGGACACGACTGGAATGTTTGCAAGCTGCGCACGCCCGACGGATTCACCATTGGTGGTCATCATTTGCACCAGCGGCTTCACTGTGGCGATGTTTGTCGCCCTGTCATACGCTATAACAACAGCTGGCAACTGGCCATCGACACCCTGCAAAAACTTCCGCATACAGGCCGTCAGAACGCCCTGCATTGTTCCCTCATTTGCGGGGTCTTTGCTCGGTGGTGCGTTATTGTCTGTCACGCCGTATCCTGCCCTTTGCCGTCATTCAATTTAGGGGTTACGCCATCAAGCCGCTTTCCCTCAGGTTTCCAGTAAAAGGGAGTGTCCCGATTGCACAGGTCAAAGCCCAGCTTATAGATACAAAATTGGCCGTTCACAGCGGGATAGATTACGCTTGTGACCTCCATTGCCCCGCCGATTGTCATGCGGTTATCAAACAGGACTGTGCATTTTACCCCCTGTTCGTTAATTTCAGGGATGCCAATCATGCCCGTGTCTGCATTGATATAAGCTATAACGCCAGTCATAGGGACATTATAATCCTTCACCACCAGGGTATTACCGTCGATGTAAACGCTAACCCCGCCCGTGTCCTGGATCTGCTTGATCTGCTTTTCAGCCGCGCCTGAATAGGCATAGCTTCCAATCTGTTTATCTTTGGCTTCCATTTGCAGGGTAAGCCCCATTGATTCGGCAGCCTCCCGTGCAATTGTCGAAAGCGAAGCCGTTGCCGGCTGGGTCTTTGATACCACCTTCCCCTTGAGATACTGGGCAGTCTTTGCCTTGAGTGTCAGGATTATGTCGGGCGGCTGCGATGGCTTGCACTCGGTTATGTCCCCACGGAAAACCTCGGTATATCCGGTAGAAACCCGTCCGGCCTCGACAATTATTGTCTTACGCGCCTCATTCTGGTTGAAAGGCGACGTCTCCGTAATAAGGTAATCCCTGTCAGCTTTCGACAGGTTGCCAATCTGTACTTCGCATTCATCCTGTATCGGGTTCGCATATTTGGTTCCCGTTGCCTTGATATAAACGCCGGTAAACTGCTTTAATGCACCCTTTATCTCAATGCCTACCCGCAGAATCCTGTCATCCACGCGCCGACTCCAGTTCCGCAGCCGTGTAATATACAAGCTGCTGGGTATCGCCAAACGCCAGATAATTAGGGATCGTTTCGCCGTCATCAATCACAAAGGCAAAATTGCCCGAGTCATCTTCCTGCGATTTGTACGGCAGCAAAAGTGCGCCTGCAACGCACCGCTCTCCCGATATAATAGTGACCCCTTCCCGTATGATTGTTGACAAAACCACGCCCCCAATGCTTTTGAACGTCAACACATACCGCTTGCCACCAAGCCTGCACGAAACCGTCTGGCTTG